ATGTCTCTTCGTTTCAGACAAACCTTTACTCTGTTTCCTGGCGTTAGGCTCAACATTGGCAAGCGTGGAATAAGCGCAAGCATTGGCGTGCCTGGCGCAACTGTCAATGTTGGGAAAAAAGGAGTCAGAGCGACCGTCGGACTACCGGGCACAGGCTTATCTTATACTACACCTACCCTGCCCTATGATGATGGGCGCTCAGTTACCAATCCATTAAATCCGGCCTCTACAGAACCTCATTTGGGAATGCCCGAGGCATCCCCAAGTAACACACCATCGAACGCTAAAATATATATGCCAATGGCTGGCATGAATGAAATATCCAGCGCTTCGGTAGAAGTCCTGACAAGTACCTCCCTTTTACCTTTACGAGATTTGATTGCTAAAGCGCGAGAACAAAGGGCAGAGATAAAAGCAGATCTACAAGAGGCTCTTGCTGAAGAATCAAAACAAAAGAGCGAGCTGGTTCGACGCAAATCAAGTCTATTCCGTTGGTTTTACAAACGACGTATCGCAGAACTTGAGACAGTACTCCCCCTAACCCAAGCTGAGATATCTCGCTTGGTATCCTGGGAAGACAGCACCAAAATAGCCATAACATTCGAGAGCAGTGATACATCACAGCGCGCATATGCAGCGATGGTCCGTGCATTTGATATGTTAAAATCGAGTGTCAAAAAATGGGATATTACTGCAGATAAAGCTACAGACCAGTTTGCCGAAAGAACATTAGCAACCCATTCTGTTAATCGTCACCCTGTTACCTTTGATTTCAGTTCAACGGATCTCATTCAATTCACAGGGCGCGCGATGCGGTTTGAAAATGTGAATGGCGACGATATTTTGCTTTATCCTGGAGTTGCAGTCATACCACGAGCTGATGGGGCGTTCGCTCTGATTGATTTACGCGAATTACAAATCAGTTCAGAATATCGAAGATTCCATGAGGAAGAAGGCGTTCCCAGTGACTCAAGCATAGATGGGTATACCTGGGCGAAAACGAATAAGAATGGTTCGCCAGACCGTCGATTTAAAGACAACTACCAAATCCCTATTTGCATTTATGGAAATATTACTTTCCATTCTCAAACAGGGGTAACTGAAGAATATATGGTATCAAATGCAGATGCCGCGCAAGCCTTTGCTAAGGCAGTAAAACACTATCAAACCTCACTCACAGAAACTGAAGCGTTGGTACAGGCCTAACTTATCGCAAATATGGGGTGTCGGGGGTCGGAGGTTCAAATCCTCTCGTGCCGACCAAAATTCCCCTTAAAAACCAGCCTGTTACGGCTGGTTTTTTTATGGCTAAATTTCTTACGGGGAAGCTATGGGGTGAAACTGGGGAATAAAGCCGTCTAGATTCGTCGCAATTTGCGATTGACTCATCGGTTTGCTTACTGCTCAGTTTCGGAATTCATCAATACACAAATTTTTCATTTCGAATTACTGTATAAACTCCCTTTAAATCATTACTGGAGCACGACACATTTTCCCCCTGCCCTATACTTTCAGTCTGACGACTGGAGGTTTTATATGTGTGGACGCTTTGCACAAGCACAGCCCCGTGAAGAATATCTGGCATATCTGGCCGACGAAGCCGATCGTAATATTGCTTATGACCCTCAGCCTATAGGCCGGTATAACGTGGCGCCCGGGACTAAAGTCCTGCTATTGAGCGAACGCGACGAGCAATTACATCTCGATCCGGTGTTTTGGGGTTACGCTCCTGGATGGTGGGATAAAGCTCCACTTATTAACGCCCGCGTAGAGACAGCGGCCTCCAGCAGAATGTTTAAGCCACTATGGCAGCATGGCCGGGCTATCTGTTTTGCCGATGGATGGTTCGAGTGGAAGAAGGAAGGCGACAAGAAACAGCCGTATTTCATTCACAGAAAGGACAGGAAGCCAATATTCATGGCTGCCATTGGCAGTACGCCATTTGAGCGCGGTGATGATGCAGAAGGTTTTCTCATTGTGACATCAGCAGCGGATAAAGGTCTGGTTGACATTCACGACCGCCGGCCACTTGTTTTGTCACCAGAAGCCGCCCGGGAGTGGATGCGCCAGGGCATAAGTGGGAAGGAGGTAGAGGAGATAATTACTGCCGGTGCCGTGCCGACAGATAAATTTACCTGGCACGCCGTGACGCGGGCCATTGGCAATGTGAAGAATCAAGGGGCCGAGCTGATCAAACCCATTACCTGACCACCAGCAGATCGGAAAACCTTGTCGTATATCGAGGCGAAAGCATTTCTCGCTTCATAGCCCACTGTTGTGGTATCCCCTGCCCGGCGAAGTACAGCGTCCCCTTTCCGTCTTTTGCGTTAAGCTGGTCCAGCACCTCCATCAGCTTCTCGCTGCCGGCGCGCTATCATCGAAAAGGTTGAGTTGCGCTACGCCCTGGCTGAAGAAGTCACCCAGCATCACACCCGCTTTCTGGTAGCGATGGCCGTCGCGCCAGATTTTATCCAGGCATTTCACAGCCGCATTGATAATGTCGCGTGAATCCTGCGTGGGGGTGAGAAGCTTCACCGCGGCGTTGTTCCCGTAGTAGGGCTCGTTCATGGCAAAGGGTGATGTTTTGACGAATGTTGAAATGAAACGGCAGTACTGGTGCTCGCCGCGGAGTTTCTCTGCCGCGCGCGCAGCATAGCTGCAAATGGCCTGGCGCATATACTCATAGTCTGCGACCCGCTCGCCGAATGACCGGCTGCAGACGATTTCCTGCTTTGCCGGCGCAGTAACCAATACCAACGCTCAGGGCTCTCAGGTAGATAATGCATTCGGATACCCGGTGAGCAACAGTCAGTTTTTTGCCGCCACCAAGTCATCAGGAATGGCCAATCTGGTCAATAATTTTCCTGTAGCCTGACTTGCACTTGGGAGATAAATATCAATGAGCGAATATTATTACAGCTTTAAAGAAAAAGGTTTTTTCTGGCAACCGGATACCGAATCCGATAATTACCCTGACGATTTAATTCCCCTGACAGATGAGCATTACCGCGAGCTTATGCAGGGCCAGGTGGACGGAAAATATATCGAGCACAGGAAAGGAGGCCCGGTACTGGTTGAACATCGCGAATATACGCCTGAAGAACTGATTGTACAGGCTGAAGCCAGAAAGGCAGAACTTCTTGCTGAAGCTGAGTCAGTCATTGCACCACTGGCACGGGCAGTAAAACGGAACATTGCCACAGATGAAGAGATTAAACGGCTGGAAGCATGGGAACTCTACAGCGTAATGGTAAACCGGGTGGATACCTCAAATCCTGACTGGCCGGAGAAACCAGCCAGCCAGTAGTCGTTATTGTGGTAATTCAGGCCACCTGATTTCCGTGAAGGTGGCTGAGTCTTTCACGCTGCTCAAATCCAGTGATTTAAGTCCCTTGATATACGCCATCCATTTAGTCAGGGTGACCTTATCGTCGTCACTGATTTCACCCAGCGCCAGTTCCGTTCGCCAGTCGGCAATGGCGCTGTTAGCGGCATCCAGTAGTTTCTGTCGGGTGGTTTCGGCCTTAGCCTGATAATCCACCGGAACGGGTAAAACCTTACCATCTCTGTACAACCATGAGCCATCACCACGGCAATCATCAGGACAGTCAGCAGCGTCAATTTCCGCAACAGACATATTAACCGGCCACAACATTGATACAGCATATGTGTTTCCACGTTGCGGGACTGGATTATTAACAACACCCCAGATAATCCCCTCAGGGTCGTACATGATTTTTGCAGTATCATCAGAAAATAATGACTGACATTCATACCAGTCCTGTCCGTCGTCCGACTCCAGAAAATATGCACCTATATTTATTTCGGACTGCGTTTTATCCCTGTTTACGGGCGCGTCAATCAGTCTGAAATTTTTAATATCCTGATATTTTTTCATTATACCGTTCCCCCTTGTACGGTATACCACTGATTCCCGACTCGTTTTTGCAAAGGCGCATAATTAATACCATCAATATTTTCGCCTTGTGCATCTTTCCAGACAGAAGTAACAACATATCCGGGGGTGTTAGGCCAGGAACCTGCATTGTTCCAGGTAGTCACTGATGTGCCGACCCCTAACTGAACATCTAAGACGAGATTATTATTAATCCAGGTACTTAACCAGTCATTTCCCCATAGCGAACCAAAGATATCACCGTTATTCTGATAGATGGCCCCGCCTGCACGAAGCGTGTTAGCGGTGATATCGCCATTGACCGTAAAGACAATCGAACCATCAGGATTTCGCTGGCTGTACAGATGCCATCCCTGATCGTCGTCCAGTTCAATAACTGTTGGCCTGTTTACATCGCCCCATAAATTAAACGTAGCTGTCATTGTCGAATTATTATTGCTCGTCAGTGAAAGCCTTTTCCCGTCACCTGCTCGTATGCCACCATTAGTGAGAACATCTACTGACATGTGTAACCCGGAATTGTCGATATAACCGACCCGGGCATTATTGGCGTAAATCCCCAGAACGCCGTCGCCATCCTGTTTAAAACCAGTGTCATTATCACCAAGAACGATCGAATTGCCGCCCAGTGCATTATCAGTACCAATGCCTAACGGGCCGTTAAGCTTGCCGCCAGTAACCGGTAATGCGCCAATATCACCCGACGTCAGCGTTATATCGGTCGTAAGCGCTTTCCCGTTCACTTTGCGTGTTGATGGTACTGCGTTTCTTGCCTGCTCAACCGTTTCCGTTAAACCAACGTTCTGGAGAAACAGCGGCTTATTCGGGATGTCCGCGCCATTCTGATTTTTTTCAAGACGGGTTTTAACCTGTTCATCGATCAGCCTGCCAATGGCGGCGTGAAGCTGCGTATGTTCGCCTTTACTGAGTTGTATGCCGGCGGCTTCGATAACCGTACAGACCTCCTCCTGGACTGCATCCCACATATCACTGTTGAGATCCGTTGCGCGGCGGCCCGTGGCGGGATCACCATTCGTAAATCCGTTTTTTCCCTGACCAAATTTATCTTTTTGCGCGGTGGGCGTATCAATTCTGTGCATTCTCTTTTCCTTCCGGATAAGCAAAAACAACAACCGTATGTGACGGACAAAGCTTATCAATCACACATTCAGCAACAGTATCACCCCACGTTCTGATCGCAGAATCGCAGGTGCTTGTACAGGTCTGCCAGCTGATGTTCGCATCAGCCGGAATATTCACACGCCAGTAGTAACGCCAGAATTTCCCCCATTCAGGATCGGGTGTGCTGTCGAGATTCTGAAACTGCTCAATGGTGGCATCGGTATACCCCAGGGCATCAAGCTGTTCCCGATAAAACCTCTCGTTTATACCACCGGCAACATTCGCCTTTGCATCCAGCCGTTGCTGGCGCTGCTGTAATGTCTGCACACCTTCCGGTGCACAGGAGTCAGGCAGTCCATACAGATGTTCATAACGGTCTATGAGCTCCGTAGTTCTGGCCGGGTCAATTTCAGCCATCAGTTCATCCGCTCTCTGATGTACCCGGTTCAGCGACGGCGCCAGCCCTTCAATCAGTGAATTTTCTCCGTCCCAGGCAGGTCCTTCCGGCAGAAGGTGATAAAGTAACTGCGTATATTCGTCCTGCAACGCCATAGTTATCCGTTCTCCCCGGTATAGGTGGCCCAGGTTATATTCCCCAGGACAGGCAGTTCAGTTTTTCCCAGTACCACATCTGCCGCCGGCACACGCAGCTGATGTGCCACTTCCCCGGTCGCCAGACTTATCGCCTCGCTGATTCGCGAAACATAAATTTTTCCGGACGGCACGCCATCACGCAGCATCAGCGCATTTAGCTCCGCAATAATGGCAGTACGAATTTCCGGGGTATCTTTGGCCAGTGCGATTGTTACCGGAATGCTTTTTTCAGTGGCAGCGAAGACAAAGAGTCCGCCGCCAGCGACAGGTGCCAGCGGCAAAATATGGTCACGTACAGCTTTGACGAGATCGCCTCCAGGCGCCGGATTAACCGGGTTACTGGTAGCCACCATCACACCAACGGTGCCGGTACCCTTATAATGACGGAATGTCCACGCACGGGTTATACCCGCAATTTCCTTTGCCCAGATGACGTAATCCGGATCAGCGCCCCCCTGTGGTATCCAGTAATAGCGCTCCATGACGCGCGCGCGCCACGTTTCAAGCTCCTCTGTATCAGCCCCCCCGGTCAGAGTGTCAGCGTAACCTGTAGAAGGAATACCAGTAATCGGCGTGCCAAGACGTAACGCCGTACCATCGTCAGTATTACCGGCAGTTCCCGCCACATCAGCAATAACCGGCACACGTAACAGGCCGCCGGAAGCTTTCACCGTCTGCAGGGTCGTGAATGTAACCTGATCATCACGCTGGATCTGCGTACCTGCGGGCAGCGTTGGCGTCCCGCTTATTCCATCCCAGCGCACATAGCCCGCCGCGGCCACGGCATCCTTTCGGGGGCAACGCTTAATCCTGGCGTGACGGTAAAGCCAGTCCTCATCACACATATCAGGTAGCATATTCCGGGCCAGATAATCGATATAGCCGTAGAGGGTATGAACGGCAGCGGCCTGCACACGCGCGTACACTTCTGCATCCATCCTGCGTAAGAGCACATCCTCCTGGAAGCGCGTCAGCAAATCGCTGCGGATGGTGGCTATCAGTTGCGGGAGTTCAGGCCGTGCAAATTGACTGTCAGCCATCGAGTTCACTCCAGATGTCATCAAAGGTAATGTTGTGAATGGTGCCGTCACGCTGGTAGATGGTTATTCCGGCCGCCAGCATATCGATCCCGGTACGTTCTGCGGTTACGTCAACCCGTGCCGCCACGCCATCGTCTGTCATCCACGCCAGCGCCTGCTGCATGTATTCGCGGGCGTCCTGTGGCGTTTTATTGGTGAGTTTACGGCGTTTCAGCAGGTAGAGGCGGGAACCGATGCGGTCATTCTGAACAGCAGGCCAGGTGTCCCCCCACCAGCCGTATGGCTGCGGGGTCCTGTCATCCCGCTCCGCCCGGCGCCAGGTAAAAAGAGAAATCACCACTGCCCGCGTCAGAAGGTCGAGCGAAGCCGTGGCATCCTTACGGATTCCATTAACATAAAGGATCATGATGTCAGCTCATGGACTGGCCAGGCTTATCGGTTATACCGCCGCCATCGCCATTTTCTTTATGGGTATGACCGTTATAGGTCGTTCGCATTTCAGCCATCGTTTTTCCACTGCTGTCACAGTTGTCCCTGATATCGCCAGTGGATTCGATCGGCATTTCAAAACGTGCTTTAGTGGCATTCGTGAAAATAACTGGCTTTCCGCCGCCATTTATCACTATTCCGGCGCGGGTTAATGTGACCGACTGCCCCTGATCGTCATATAGCGCGACTTCCCCGCGCGCCAGCCCTTTCAGTCTGAAGCGGCGGTCAGCCACAACCACAGCCACTCCGTGCGAACGGTCACCGCCGGGAAACAATACCACCGCTTCTGCGCCATTCTGTGCTGCAGAGGTGAAACCGTAAGGTTCAAGATGCTCCACATTCTCTTTTTTTTCACCGGCAATAAGTTTCAGTCCGGCAGTCTGGCATTTTCTGACGGTATCAATCGCGGTAATGACTGCGCGCGTCACCATGTTCTGAAGAGGATGGTTAGCCATCAGAAATCCGCCTCCTCACTGACTTTTTTCTTCGCTTTCGGCCTGAATGGTTCAGGAAGATAAGCATCCGCAGGCCCCACCCGGATTTCGGTCAGGGTGCCGTTATTGTCCTGGCTGTACGTCACTTCGGCGATCACCAGCGTTTCATTGTCAAAACCGTTCAGCGGGTCATACACCACCACGGCCTGATTCGGTTTCCACAATTCGCCATTCCCCTGTCTCCATCCCTGTACGGTATAGGTGGTTTCCAGCGTTTTCGCCGCACGCTGACGGGCTTCAAATTCACAGCGGGATTTGCAGCTGTCAGTTGTGGCAGTTCCTGACTGCTGAATGGTGTGGGGACGATACCGCGTGACGCCTGCATCACCAGTACTCTGCCGGATAGCAGCAATGGTTGCCTCGCCGAAATCGTCATCCGTACCAGGACGCTGCCCCGTAACCAGATAACTGGAGAAACGCTCGCGAACACTACGCTCGGTATCACAGGAAAGAATATTTTCGCCAAGTACCAGTGCCGTGGCTGCTTTCATACTGCCCGGCCTGCCGAGAACCAGCCGTCCCCGTTCGTCGTCATATGCCAGCGCCTGAGCCTGTCCAAGCAGCCTGTTCAGACAGTCCACAACCGTTTCACCATGTTCCGGCTGAGCCTCAATAACGGCGGCTGCCGGCGCGCCTGCATCAACAACGTCCACACCGAATGGCCGGGCAAGTGCGCTGGCGATCAGGAATAAATTTTTCCCGTTATGCTGTGCAGGCGATGCAGAACAGTCGATAAGATCTGCCGTTTTGCTGCGCCCGACAATGCCCGTCATAATGGTCTGCGCATCATAACGTAGCGGTAACGCCTCAACCCAGCCGGTAATAACTAAATCATCGCCAATGAGTACCTCTACAGCGTCACCATTTTTTACTGGCGGTACGTCTTCTCCACCAGGCCACTGCCGGGTGATCGAGACATTAAAGTCCCGGGCAATACGGTCAATGCCCGCACTTATCCGTACCGACGTCCATCCTCCCCAGTCTCGCCCGTTGACGCGTAAAAAAACCGTATTATTCATCGTACCGGAACCCTCAGCGGCTCAACCGGGATAAATCCCGGATGGGGAACGGGATTACGAGTGAGGATGTCAGATTCCCGCCCGGCGTCGTCATACCAGGTCGCAGCCAGTACCAGTGCAGGCAGAACATCATCAGGCGTTCGCAATGCAGTACGTTCAACCTGTGCCAGTCGTGCAGAAATATCGCGATTGAGATCCGTCCGCATAACGGAAATTTGCTGGAAAAGCACATCATCCCGGATACGCAACTGCTCCTGGTCAATCGCAGCATTGAGCGCGGTCCGGATAGCTTTTAGATCCTCATAATTCGGTGGAGAGCTGCCATTACCGACTGTCTGTACACCATCCAGCGCCGGGTGCATGACAGTGATAATGTCTGAGTCACGGCCTGTTCCTGCAGGCTGATTTACGCCCCGGACATCAGGTACATCACGCGGCTGCTTCAGTGTTGTCACGGCGTGGACGGCGGTGCTGATGGCTGTTGTCCTGATGGCGGCTGCGATCATATTGCGTTGCATTTTCTGTTTCGCCGCAGATCCGGAATCAGTGGGCCAGGTGCCACGGGGGGAAAGACCGGGATCAAGCGTGATACCTGACATCGTTTTTATCATCGTGACCAGATCCGATGTACTGCCTCTGAGCCTGTCACCTGAGCGCCAGGCTTTTTGCAGTGCGTTAACGAAATCACTTGCGGCGCTCGGTGGCATCAGAATGACAGACAAATCCCCCTGTAACAGCCGCATTGCTGCAGACACGCCGGAGTCAACCATCCTGAAAGCATCGGCAACATCGCCCAGCATGGAGGCAGCATCGGCAATGACATCGTTCTGGATAAAATCAGAAATACCTGACAACGAGAATGTGGAAAACATACTGTCAATCGCATCGTCGAAAAGCCCGCCTGACGTTTCCAGGCGCTTCGCCGTTGCCATTCCTGCCACCGGAAAAGAAAGTTCCCCACTTTCCACAAACTGAAAGGAGACACGACACATGCGCCCTTCTGTACTGCTGTGAGTGATCCTGACCTGTCCGTCAATGCTGCCCTGCATTTCGCCATACTGCGGATGGACCAGCGTACCAGGGCCTGCGGTTTCAATGGCACCAATAAGACGATCCCGCCTGTCGGCGTAATCATCACCGACAAGATAAGCATTTATCGTCAGGCGGCGCGTGGCGCGACCTAAATCCTCCGTCCAGGGCTTATCCCTGTTCGGATATTCATGTACCTGTACGCGGCGTCCAAAGGTGCTTTCATCATCTTCAACGGAGAAAGGTACTCCACGAAATGATGCATCACGCAGGCGCCCGCGCCAGCCAGTTGAGGAGAAAAAAGCCATATTTACCCCATAAGAAAACCTGCCGGAGCAGGTTTATCGTGATGTACGAAAGGGTGAGTAACCCACATCATGGCTGATGTTCATCAATGGATTACCGGATTTCGGTATATCAGTCACACGCATACCTTGTGGTGCATTCTCAAATGTCACTTTGAGTTCACTGCGCTGTGTTGATGTCGGTACAGCTCGCTCGAGTACGCCAGAACGACTGGTCAGTGGCACATAAGGCTGATAACGCCCCTGCGGAATCGGGGTGTCCATGCCAAGAAGCTCTTTAAGTCTGGGAATAAAACCGTTATACCCCCGTTCACGCTCTTTCGTTTGCAGCTTCTGTACAGCGAATGCGCCAGTATCCATACCCGCATCCTTCGCGCCCTGCTCCAGATCCTTAAGCTCTTTAAAGAGTGACACCGCCACGCCAATTGTCAGCGTCATGGCCCCCATCCGGCCAATTTTACCCAGCAGACCGGAAAGCCGTCCGGCCAGCAGGACGGACTGCTGCAGGGCACCAATGGTCCTGACGGTAAAAGAACCAGCCATAACCAGGCCAATCCCTTCAATCACCGTATCCCATCCGTCCATCGCCTGCGCAACGTTATCGACCTCCTGCCATACCGCCTTAATCACCGGAGCAACATCGTCCCAGTTCTCAATGATCAGCATAGCGCCGGCCACCAGCGCCGCAATGGCGACTTTCGCCGGAGAGAGGTTAATGACACTGTTCAGGATTTTGACAGCCCGGGACAGGCTGCCGATGGATACGCCAACAGCCAGCAGCGCCGCGCCAAACTTCGCAGCAGACTGAACCAGTTCAGGATTAGCCCGGACAAATGCCCTGACCTGCTCCAGATAAGGCATAACCGCCAGCGCAGCCTCATTTATCGCAGGCAGGAAGGTCTCGCCCAGCGTGACCGAAATGGCATGGATACTGTTTTTCAGTAGTGCCAGCTGATTCTCCGTCGTGGCTGCGCGTGATGCATATTCCTTCTGCATCGAGCTGCCATACTCCTGGGCATCCGCAACACGATTAAAATTGGTGCGCAGTAAATCAAGATTAGTCAGCAGTGGCGCTATCGCCCCTAAAGACTCTTTCCCGAACAGGGCATTCATGACGGATGCCTGTTTTGCTTTCGGCACCTTCGCCAGTGAGTCCAGCACTTTCAGCATCGCCGCGCGCGAATCCTTCTGCATATCTGCGGCCAGTTGCGCCGGATTCAGTTTCAGAAAGGCCATTGCCCGCTTCTGCGACTTCGTTGCCGATTTGCCCGCCGTAAGGGACAACATAAAGTTTTTAATGCCGGTGGAGGCTATCTCCGATTCAACCCCCATACCGGCAATGGTAGCGCCCATCGCGGCAATTTCGCCGGATGCCACCCCAGCAACACCGCCAAGCGGACCAATCCGCGTCACGATATCAGAAATTTTCTTCGCATTTGCCGGGCCGGTATTCCCCAGATAGTTGATTTTATCGGCCAGGACAACCACGTCTTCCTGCGTCAGTTTGAACGCTGTCCGCCACTGCGCCATCATCTGACCGGACTCTTCGGCAGTGGTATCAAACGCCACACCCATTTTCACTGCGTCGTTCGCAAACTGCATCAAATCGCCGCGGGCAATGCCTGCCTGCCCGCCCGCCGCCACGATCTCTGCAATTCCCTCCGCCGCCATCGGTAACTGTGTGGACAGCGTCAGGATATCGTCACTCATCTGCACGAATGCTTTTTTATCATCCAGGCCGTCAACCACCTTCCGGATGTCAGCCATTTTTGACTCAAAGCCGATCGCAGCATTCACGGGCAGCGCCAGCGCCCCAAGAACAGCGGTCCCGGCTGCGGCAGCACCGATCGCCAGCCCGGCCATTTCTTTCTGAAATCCCTTCAGTTCCCGCTGCATCCCTTTCAGCGGACCCGATAGCTGGTCAACGGCAGTGATAATGGCCTTTAACTGGAAACTGTCAGCCATGCTTCATTTCCTCATTGATACGGACAGCCTCCGACTCCAGCTCCAGAAAATCGGATATCGCCGTCCGCCGGAGCTCCAGGGGATTTATTCGCCAGAAGTATGCGGTGTTGTAGACCCGCTTTCGGAGTCCTCCTCCGTCTCCGACCGGGTAAAAAAATTGAGGATCAACATACAGGCTTTGAAAATATCCAGTTTTGCCAGTTGCGCTGCCGAGGAGCGTGGAATACCTGCCAGCACAGGGATATATTTCAGAGCAACCGAACTGTCCAGCCGGACGCCACCGTCACCGGAAACGGTGAACGGAAAACCAATGGCTTCGATTTCATCGTAGGACGGTTCGCGCAGCTCCAGCACATAAAGCTTTTCGTTATGCGCCATAATCGGCTTTTTGAGCACAAGTTCTTTTATCACTGGTAAAATCCCTCCTCACCGTGGAACTCAAGATCCACGGTGCCCTCTTCCGGGTTATGGTTGGCTTCGCCGTGCAGCCAGGCGTTTGAGAGAACATACACCTGACCATTTGCCAGCTCTGATGTGATTGTCATGACATCAGAAGACGTAATTTTATCGACCGGGAAGTTTTTCGGCACTTTGGCGGTCACCTTCGTATACGGTGCCCGGCTGGTTTCCTTGTAGTCAACGGAACCATCCAGGCCAATCACGTCGTCACGAACTTTGGTGTTCATGGGGACTTCAATCCCTCCGGTTACCGACAGTTGCTGTCCGTCGATTTTGAAATACGTTGTTCCCGCAATTTTTCCCATTATGCAGCCTCCTCGCTGTACTGCAGACGGAACTGGTTAAGCACCGCAAACACACGTAACTGATTGACATAATCAGGCGGAAACAGCACATCCAGGCGGTTCGAATCGTTCGCGTTACGCTCCACTATCAGATGTTGCTGGAACAGATCGAAGTTTTCCACGATACCTTCCCGCTCCAGCTGGCGATATGTTGATCCCAGCTCACCACGGATAACGGCAGGCGTGACAATGGCCTGACCAGGCCCGAAACGCGTACCATCATTGGCAAGTTTATGGCGTCCGTATTTACTGGTAATAACAGATTTCAGACGGCGCAACACATAAGCACTGGTATGCAGCGTCTCGCTGTCAAGGTAGCTGTTATCCGCCACACCATACGCATTTTTCCTGTACGTCGTGATATCCCGCTGAATACGCAGCACGCCGCTTTCCACATACGCCGTTGCCACACCGTGGGAAAGTAACGTCTGCTGTTCAGTCGTCGTGAAGCGTTTGCCTTTCGGTGCCGGCAGCATGTCCACCAGTTCCCCGGTCTGGGTGGGGCGCGCCGGATCGTTACGGATAAAAACCGCAGCACGGGCAGTACGGCTTGCAGCCAGTTCATCAGCAGGCGTCTGGGTGTCTTTCTCATAGCCCGCCAGGGTGATGTGCTGCAGGTTAAACTGATCACCCGCGGCCACAAGCTCCGACAGCGTCCCCGTCTTCGCCGTATAAACGTGACCATACAACTGCCGGACATAACTCCAGCGGCCGCTGGAATCATTCATTTCAGTTGCCATCGTGTTCACCGATGCCGTGTCGTTAAACGGAAGGCCGATATAATCGAACGGCTCATCTCCCATCGCTGCCACCGCGTCGTTAAGAGCTGGCGCACCTGCCCCCTTCACGCCGCTGGCAACCGTAATATTCACACCCGCCGGTAACACCTCCCCACCGCCAAAGCCGTAATAATTGAGAGTGACCGGAATTTCATTTCCATATAACCCCTTGTGGCGCGCAGTCAGTGTCACCACCCCCGCTTCTGATGTTGCCGTAAAGGGAAGATCAGGGTTTGCATTGACCGCATCCTTAATGCTCACAGCCACCGCCGCAGCGTCATCACCGCTGGTCACGGGAGCCTGAACGCGGGTTCGGCCGGTATAGACATTCACCGTTCCGGTTTCCGTCGCTTCGCCAGTTACCGTCAAAGCGACGGTTGCTGCCGCGCCTGTGGATTCAGGTACGGCAATGACATACAGTTCGCCAAATGGATCGGTCTTACGGTACGCCCCGACCATACGGGCCAGCTGGCTTCCGGCACCGCAAATCTGACGGGCATAATCAACCGATGACACCAGAACAAGACTGTTGACGGCAATTGACGCATCATTGCTGGCGTGACCAATCAGCAGTGATGCCCCGCTGTCCCGGGCGGTATTTGCCGCCGAGTTATCCATCTCGGCATAAAACAGCGGAACCCGTGTATCTGACGGGATGGAATTAAAACTAATCGCCATTTGTTTTCACCTTTTTATTCGTGCGCCGGACATCACCAGCGGCCTCGCGGCGCAGCCAGTAGTTATTCTCATCAACATTTCGACCTCCTTCAGGTAAAAGGTCGCCACGGGCCGGATCGGGAACCGATCGCCCTTTTGCGGGTTTCACAAACATGGTTTATTCCTGAAATGTAATTTCGGTGTGGTGCTCGATGTCGCCATCTGGCCCGGTACCGGGTTCGATAAAATCAACATCAATACTGAGCGTTTTAAGGTCGGGCAGGCCGTCCAGATCATCCTGCTGGCGGGTGTCTGTTTCGGTAATTTCATACTTCACCGTGAAGTCGAACTGGTAATACAGTTCGTGGCGGTTCAGATCGAGAAGCATCCCACCCGCATACTGAATTTCATGCGCCTGCGGATCCGGCTCCCACCCCAGCAGCGCCTTCCAGATTTCCTGCCTGACGTCGTGAACTGCGTCGTAAGAAGCCCACTGCCCTTTTTCATCCCGTTCGTTGCTGAGTACCACGATGACGGAAAAACCCTCCGTCAAATCCTGCCAGTAGTCGGTCTGCGATTTCTGCTCGCCGGTGACATCTTCAGATGGAACGACATACGCTGCTGGCAGCCTGAGCTTTCCAGCTTCCGGGATTGCCTTGAACTGCGCGGCACCGCCAACACGGTTTTCAAACAACGGACATCGGGCGCGAAGCGCCGCAATAATCGGGGTTAGTTTCATTTTTTCTTACTGCGTTGAGGTCGGAGGGATTTCCGGAGCTCGCGGGACAGTATGTAACGGGTCCAGCTGCGGCGTCGTTCCAGTACCTCCGCCATGTAGTTGTTGCGGGGAGCAATTTTCCAGCCGCTGCCACCGGAGGCCTCCCGGTGATGCCCTTTTTTACGTTTTGCGCCGCGCCGTACACCGTAAAACAGAAATGCAGGGTAAAATGCGCCTGAGATCGAGCGGTTTCCTTCCCCGTTCTTCTGATTAGGGGCAATTTTCACCATCAATCCCGGACGGCGACTGGATGCCCGCGGAACGTAATACCCGATGGAGCGTGCCAGTTTTCCCGTTCTGTATGAAGGATTATCTCCGGGTCCGGAACGCCCCCGCTTCATGACCAGGCGGCGGGCATCACGCATATGTACCTGCCCGATACAGACAAACGCCCGGCGCAAACGCGCCCGGTTAAAAACAAGCGTTTCCGGCTGTTCAAAATCAACGTGTAAAAACGCTTTGTTCTGCATAGCCCTCTCCCCGTTCAGTGCCCAGTTCCTCGCATTCGAGCAACAGGAAACGACGTTTGCTGTTCAGGTCGCGTATGCGCCGGATGCGGTAAACCTGCCCGTCGCAGAACACTTCATGATCGGCGGTAATATTCCGGCGCCAGCGGATCGTGAAATAGTGCGTCACGATTTTTTCCGTCTGTACGGAGCCCTGATAGGCCGCCGCTCCGGGCTGGGCCATCTTCGCCCAGGTGCGGATTTCAATCGGATACGAGGGGGACACGCCAAAATTGTCATTCGGCTCATCCACACGCAGGCGAATCGCAATTCGCCGGTTCAGCTCACCGGGATCTGGCAGAAGATAAGTTGCACTGGTATTTACCGGGCTGTTTCTTGCTGAACGCATCCCCCCTCCTTCTACAGGCCGTAAATGCGATATGGTTGTAACAAGGCTTCAACCGCAAAAGGAGTTTCTGAAATCTCCCCCATCCCGGCTGGTTCACGATTTTCGTACCAGAATGCCACTAACAATAACAATGCAGCTCTCACGTTGTCCGTAAGCAACAGGCTGTCAGGATCTTCCCGAAAGCCATCATCCTCACGGGTCATATACAGCTTCCGGCGTGTCCATTGTTCAACATAAGCCACAGCTGCCCCTGTATAGAGACGCAATAACTCATCATCGTCAGTAATGTCAGGTTCCAGACGTAAATGCTGTTTCACTATATTCAAATCCAGCATTACCTTTTGACCTTTTTATCCGCTTTAGTATTCGGCTGTTCCGGCTGTTCCGGCTGTTCCGGCTGTTCCGGCTGCGCAGAATTATCGACCTCAATCAGATGTGCATATCCTTTATTAATCAGTTCGCGTCCGTGCTGCTCAATGGTTTCGAATACCAAGCCTTCGGTAACCACGTCGCCGTTTATGTACAGCGGCTTTTGTGCAATTATTTTCATAGCTCACTCCCATAAAAAAGCGGCCCGCAGGCCGCAGCAGGTTTTATGCGCCAGCAGGTGCCGGGACAGTGAAGGAACCATAGATGAATGCTTCCGGACGTTTGACTGCCAGTGCCAGACGCTCTTCACAACGAATTGAGATCATGTTTTTCTCAAAATCGTCGGCGTTTTCAGTGGAAATAACCACATTGGCATCCTCACGATCAAAAATCTGCGCACCAGCATTAAATGCGCCTGTCAGGAACTTGCCCTTAAATGCCGCAGCTTCGGTCGCCACCACCGGAAGCCCCCACAATGTCGGGCCAGTCAGACCTGATGGATTGGCAAGGATATAACGCCCAAGCGTGTCTTTAGTGAGTTCGATTTTTGCCCAGTCGATAAAGTGCAGAACATGCCCTGACGCCGGAAAGCGCGCCAGTTGCGCCTGCAGCATTGCCAGGCGCAGGTCATCAATGCCGTTTTGCTGTTCAACCTTGAATTCTGCACTGAAGGCCGAAGCCTGCGGAACGATACCGTGCAGATGAACGCCGGTACCGTCACCAAAAAGGATTTCCTGCTCTTCAACATATTTCAGGCCGTAGCGCATTTCGGCATCAACGGTGGACTGTAACTGTGCGAAGTCATCCAGAATCTGTTTTGACGCCTTGAACATATGCGCAATGGTGGTTACCGGGGTGATCTTCGTGGCGAACGCAATATCGCTGTACGGCTTGGTTGTGTTCTCCGCAACTACGGCGGCTTTGTTGGTAAAACCTGTCTGCTGAACCCAGAAGATTGCCGGAGATGATGTGCGACCAGGTGCAATCAGATCACGTATAAACAGGCGTTGTTTGGGGGTAGTATCAATACCCGGCAGGCGCTGAGGCTCTACCACGCCTTCAGCGACACCAGAGGAGATAAGTGCAGCGTTTACCGGGATGCTGACGCGTTTCCCTCCTTCCACGCTGGCGGAAAATGTTTTAAGAGCTTCCGCAGAAATGACCTGTTGGCCAACCGTCTCAACAATATGTTTTGCATTGGCCAGCGGCATCTGCGCAACATGCTGCTCAAGTTCCCCTATTGCCGCCTTCAGCGTTTTTTCAGCTTCACGCAGGGCGTTAAATTCAGACGCCATCTTGTCAACGGCTGCCTTTGTTTCTTCTGACAGTTTGCCGGACTTCTTCGCTTCTTTAAGTGCATCTTCAGCCCTGGCATTAAACTTATCCGTCGCTTCTTCAATGCTGGCGGTAACTTTTTTCAGAATTTCATTTACTTCAGACATAAAAGGTCCTTATTTGACTAACGCAGCGAGGGCGTTTTCAAGAGAATTGATGATTTCAGGTTTTATTTCTTCGGCAGCGCCCGGCGTGCCGTCATGGTTGGTGGCAGCGCCAGACATGCCACCGGACAGGGCTTTAATCAGTTTCCGGCGTTCGGATCTCGGAGTGTTGGTCTTTGCCAGCAACGCATCGAGCTTACGCAACGCTGCAGCAGGAGTTTCGTCACCGTCACTTACGGCATCAGCAGAAAGAAGGCTGTCGGCCAGACCTTTCTCCACAGCATCGCTACCGCCGATGTAGCTTTCAGCATCCATCAGTTTTTGCACTGTGGCCATATCAAGCCCGGAGCGTGCGGCGTAAATGTCAGCCATTGCGTTATCAAACGGTTCGAGAGAGGCAGATAATTCAGCAAAGTCATGCCGGTTACCCATTGCCACCACCCAGCAGTTGTGGATCATCAGGAAGGCCCCACGACCAATCTGAATATCATCTCCGGCCATCGCGATAACAGAGGCGGCGCTGGCGGCAATGCCCAGCACCTTGACCGTAACTTTCCCCTGGTATTCACGCAGCAGGTTGTAGATGGCCAGTCCTTCGAACATGTCGCCGCCCGGAGAGTTAATATTCACCGTGACGTCAGCGCCATTCATCACCCGAAGCGCACCGGCAATGCGTTTCGCCGTCACCCCTTCGCCCCAGTAGTCCTGCCCGATAACATCAAAAACAGAAATGCTGTTATCGTCGGTGGCCGCAGCTTTGATCCCGCCGTTCCAGCGGTCCAGTGCGGAAGGAAGTGTTTCACAGGTAACGCGCGCACAGGGGCGCCCCGCCGGCGCTGCCGGAAGTTGTTTCTTGCTCATAAGGAAAGTGCTCCTAAGCGGCCTGTTTCAGCGGAGATTGTTCGTAAGGAATATCGGGGAATACGTGGTTATGCAGCTCTCTGACAGCGAGCGCCTGAACTGCAGGGTTGACGCTTTCGAGGTTTTTCAGCTGCGTCAGGTTGAGTTGAACGGTGTAAATGTCCCCCCCTTCAATCGGCGGCATATTTTCCAGACGGCGAACATCGTTTCGCGACATCCAGCCATTCTGAAGCGCGCTGGTATAGTAAGCCGCACGGCCAGCGCTGTCAGCGCGCAGCAGTCCTTCAACGGAGAACTCCGCGAACACGTCATCATCGCTATCGAGCAGGCACCGGCCAATTTCCTGTTCAATATTCACCAGCAGCGGTCGAAGAGTGTGCGTCAGGAACTGGAGGTTCATCCCTTCAAGACTGGATGCCCAGCTACTTTGTTTAGTGGTATGACCGACCATGAAAGGAGGAACGCGAAACCAGCGGCAAATTTCCTCGATACTGAAGGAACGGCTTTCCAGCAATTGTGCCGCCTCCGGATTCATGGTGACATTCTGGTATGTGAGTTCATTTTCCAGCACCATCAGTTTTCCGGCATTTTTTGAACCGATAAAAGACTGAAGGTTTTGCCTCAGACGATCACGCTGCTCTTTGGTCAGCGCATTTTTTGAAGAAAGAAACCCTGTACTCTGAAGGCCATTTTCAAAGATTTTTGCCGCGGCTTCATCCACCGACATTGCCGCACCAAAGACATCGATGCCCGTCATCGCAGGCATCATGCCACATACACCATCCAGACCGAATCCACGAATATGCATAATCCGGTTTACAGGTATAATTCTCTGTTTTCCGTTCTCAGTATATGAGTACTGCAATTGCCCACTATCCAGTCGTTTTACTACCATGTTCTGTGGTAACAGCGGAACCAGTGATACCAGTTTTCTGCCGATAAACAGTTTTTCAACAAATGCATTTCCCCGCAGACAGATACTGGCGACCACCATCAGCATAAAACGTGACGGCGTCATTTCAGGATTGGGGCGCCGGCAAAGCACCTGGTAAGCAGGATTATCAGAAGCCAGTTTTCGGGAGCCATCAGCCTGTCGCTCGTAGATTTTCAGCGGTAACGTGGAAACCGATTCACTCAACAGCCTGACACAGGCCCATACAGCAGACAGGCGGATAATCTTATCAGCAGTCACAACTTTTCCACTGCTGCTGGTTCCGAACCACTCGCGCCAGAACTCGCCGTTAGTCAGGCTGACGGGGACGCCCAGCCAGTTTAAAAGGGCGCTTTTTATTCGCCCGGGGTGTTTATTATTCGCCATCAGATACCCACTATGATTGGATCATCAAAGAAACCATCAACATCGCCATCATCAGTGACATCCTCTTCTGATGCACCTATTGCCATAGCGGAAGCCACCACGCCATCAATACGTCCGGTACTTTTTTTCTTGGCAAAAATGCGGTTTTCTTTCTGATCGGCTTCGGTTACTGCGGAAGCTGCATTCCAGCGCAGGCAGGGATTAGTTTTAATAACGACTGCACCATCATCCAGCATCTGCTCAAATAGCTCGATAGAATGCGGCATCCACAGACCAGAATCTTTTGCCTTGTAGTAGCCCTGCCCATGCGGGATCAGCGGCACTGATACTGAGGCTTCGTCCAGTTCCGGCTCAAGGTATTTAATACGGTACTGGTCGAAGGCAATGGCCTTGATGTCGAACTGCATTGCAAGATCTGCGATACGTTCAGCCACAAAACCATACTTCACGGCTTTACCTGGTGTGGTGTGGATGTATCCGTCCCGTTCCCATGCGTCATATGGAACCCGGTCTGTTTTCGCCCGGTCTGTCAGAGTGTCTTTTGGCGTCCAGAATTCCACCACCAGCCTTCTTTTTTTCGGAAAGAACAGCGCCAGTGCGGTGAGATCCCTGCTGCCAGAAAGATCAAGACCGCCATAGCATTCCTCACCACGCAGCTCCTGCAGGTCGAAATCCTCCTCGCATCCCATCCAGACATCACTGCTCATCCAGGGATTATCAGCATCCACCCACTGGCAGAAGTTCAGACGGCGAACAATGCTTTCCTTCGACGGCATTCCGCGGGCCTGCGTGACCTGCTCACGCAAATAGCGCTCAGTAAAGGTGTGTCCCAGCGACGGGTTAGCCTTTTTCCAGCAGGTCTCGTCCTTAAAGGGATCTTCCCCTTCGTCCAGCGAACAGATAAAAGAAAAGAAGCTGTCATCGTCAACTGAACCTTCAGCAACCTTGCGACCATATTCGTGATAGTCATAACAGACGCTGGTTTTATCATGGCCACTGTTAGTTATCATGAAAATCAGCGCCTGCCGGCGGCCTTTCGTTCCGGCGCGCATCATTTCCACGACCTGGTTATTTTTATGTTCGTGAATTTCGTCTATCAGAGCACAATGCGGGCGTGGACCTGACTGGCCGTCGTCTGAGCTGATAGGCCGGAAAAAAGAGCCGGTCTGCAGAAAAGCCAGATTCCACTCTTTCCCGGCACCGCCTGATTTGTTAATCCGCTGTGCAAGTGCTGGCGACTGGTCCACCATCGCCACCGCATCGCGAAACAGGATCATTGCCTGGTCTTTTTTCGTGGCGGCCGCGTAAACTTCAGCGCGCGGCTCCCTGTCGGCGACAAGGCAGTAAAGAGCGATACCAGCTGCAAGCGGTGATTTACCTGATCCCTTACCGGATTCGACGTACACCATGCGGAACCGGCGATAGCCGTCTGAGTTTTGCCAGCCAAATACAGACCCCACAATAAAGCACTGCCAGGGTAACAGATTGAACGGCTTGCCTTCGTGTTCGCCGCCGTTAAGTTTCAGCACCTTCGCGAAAAAGTCGATAGCACGCTGCGCTGTTACCGTATCCCATACCAGACCGCGGGCATGGCAGGACTCCAGATCCTTCAGATGACGCTTGCAGGAATTGCGGATATCAGGTCCGGCAATTTCCTTACCGGACGCCACATCCATCGCATAACGAGTGGTGAGGTCAACCGAAGAACTGGTTGAGCGGGTCTTCTTTCTCTTCTCCACCATCAACTTTCACCTTTGTTCTGGCGGCCGGGGTGAGACCGAATTCGACCAGGTAACTTTTAAATCGTCGATCGGCATCAGCCAGCATCGCAACAGCCGGGTTCGCCTTAATCAAAAATCCCCCTTCAGTCTGGACTGTATAAGTTCTCCCTTCGTCCGCGATCGTCAGACGAAGCTGAAGGATATCTGCATAGATATCGCAAAGACGCTCCAGCGCCAGTGAATCGGCAACGGTAAGAATACCCATGCCATCAAGTAAAACGGTGAGCCTGCCCCACGCAACTTTTCCCCAGTCGCTAAGATGTGCTGGCGGGCTGGGGATTTCTTTTGCAGGTTGGGGTTCTTTATCGTTGAGTTTACGTTTGCCCGGATTGCCGGTTACCACTTTAAGGTGGGTCGGTTTCGGGCGCCGTCCTGCCATCGGAACCTCCCGGAAAAAAACTTTTCATTTCGCGGTTGTGCAAACAGAGGGGGGCGGGCGGTCACGCAGGCACAAAGCTGTGAACTTTTAACCCGCCCTCCCCCTTCATAGCTGCCACACATATGAGAATTGTTATCGTCTGAACCAGTGCGATGCACGGTCAAGTGGAATACCGTTCTCGTCACAGCCCACGACGACACCACGTTTCTCCATTCGTTGCTTCGTAGAGTCGTGGTGCTGCTTACACAACCCCTGCCAGTTCTTCCGGCTCCAGAATAGCTTTTGTGCCTTCGCTATCGCTTCGGCGTTTCCACTATTCAGCGCCTCTTTCAGTTTGTGCGGAATGATATGATCTACCACCGTTGCCGCCGTCACTCTTCCCTGCTCATGACACATGGCACACAACGGATGATTACGAAGGAACAGGAGGCGCTCACGGTCCCATTTGCTGCCGTAGATACGGGGCGATTTGTTCATGCGATATCTGTCCAGGTGGCTATCAGTCATCATGTGGGTAAGTTACTACCAGGCTCTGCTGTAATGCTTACTTACGTAACCGCTCCAGTAAATCCTTCTCAAATATGCCAGTACTCTTACACTCCACCGGCTTCACCTTATCGTTACCGTCGGCAGTATCCAGTCCGGCAGTGCCTGTCACCATTACCGAAACATTACTGCCTTCACCGGCACTCCAGACCTGCGCGACAATACGGTAATGCTCCTGGATATTTTGTGTCTGCGGTAACAGTGAACAGTCCAGATACAACGAACTCAGTTCCGGATCATCCCCTGTACCGGCGATAATACCTGTGGTCTGGTCGTTAACACTGGCTGTGATGGCCTTCGCCCTGAAATACAGCGCCACGGCATTCAGCAACTCATCCGGTTTGCGGTTACCGATGAATGAGGTTGATATCTGTTCGCTCATCCCCGGCTGCTGCCCGGACTGGCTGTCCTGCTGTTGCTGCCCTCCCGTTTTAACCGGACCATACACGGTAATACAGCCGCCAAGACAAAGTGCGGCAGCAGTGGCTAATATACGGCGCATAATCATTACCGATAATAAAGCGTTGTACACCCGGCGAGGGACACACATACCAGGGCCAGTACGAATAATTTTGCCTTCATTAATTTTCCTTGTTATCAGGTTTCAGTTCTGCCCGGTCACTTTGTCCCAGGTACGTTCGCATGTGCTTCCGGCGACATAACGCTCATCAGCCTCTTTTGCGAACTTTCCCGCCAGATCGTCAGCTTCGCCAAGCAACCGGGCGAGCAGTATTCCGGTCTCGGCTTTTGCCTGGCTTGCTGCGGCAAGAGCGGAAAGCCTGCCGGTTTCACTTCCTGCAAGTTGCCGTTGTACTGCTGCGAGCTGCTGTTGCAGCCCACCGCGAGCACGCTCAGCAGCATCAGCATCGGCCTGTATTTTTGCCAGTTCTTCATCAGCTCTTTTCCGTTCTTCATCTGCGGCGTGCTGGCGACGCTGCTCTTTCGCTCTTTCGGTTACTTCACGCTGCAATGCGGCGGTCGCATCGGTAAGGTCTCGTTGCGCCCACTGGAATTTCCAGGATGAATCTGCCTTCTGATAACCTCGTGAATAACACCAGTACGCACCAGCACATAACAAAAAAGCCACCAGCAGTATTTCTGCTAATGGCTTCCAGAATTTTTTAAGCAATACAGGTAACAGATTCATACCAGCACCGATTTTGCTTTCTCAAAGCGCTCCCGCCGATCACCAATACCGTTCTGTCCTCCGTTGATTATCTGCGTAACGCGTACCATGTCGCCGGAGTATTTCAGACACCCTTTAGTCACAAAAAACCACGCTGCGGATCGGGCGGCATGACGTTCCAGCTCAAGCTGTCCCGGATTCGCCACCAGATCCAGTTTCAGGGCAACGCCACATCTGGTGTAATTCTCCAGCCCAGTAATCTGGATAAGCCCACGCCCACGATACTTCCAGCCATCTCCGGCGTCTTTGTTACCCATGCGGCCGCCATAAACCAGATTGGCTATTTGTGGCTGGTGGGCAACCTGGCGACCATCAATACGCCCCAGCATTTCGCACTGATAAGTCGTCAGGCGTTTACCAAACGTCTTTTTCAGCGCCTCCACCGAATAATTGAAGCTTTCCTTCAGAACAGTAAATCCTGCTGATTCATGTCCCGTTTGTGCAATGAACATGGCCTGATCCAGTGGCGCAGTAATACCGAATTCGCTCATTGCCGCCGTAATATGCGGATACCAGCGCGCAGAAAGCCCAGCGCTAATACCAGCCGCCTGCTGAAATTGTTGTTGATTCATCAGTGCCTCAGTGCATCAACCAGACGCGCCACATTACCGCGAGCCCACAGCACAGCGGCGCAGATAAGGATATTCACCATCACCACCAGCCAGTTGGATGATTCATATAAACCAAAAACAAACCGGAAAGGGACGCTGGCATATACCAGCACCATGACATAGGCCAGTAACGAAATCAGGGGGCGGTGTGTCGCATCACCGCGTTGGTAAAACATCAGAACGATTACTATTACCCCACAAATTACGGCATTCAGAACTGCAGAAGGGTCATTTGCTACCATTTGATCCCCCTCCCCTGATACGAGAAAGAATACTGAACAGGCTGTTCAGATCCTGACTGTTAAGAAAAGTGAGAAACTTTATACACATTGCAGAAATAATCACTGCGCCAAGAGCATCCAGTGGTTTTTCATAATGCGTTATTGCCGCAAGCTTAGTACCTATCAGCCCGGCGCCAAGCACTCCCACAATAAATGACGTGATAAAATAAGCGACCAGCCTGATGCGTCCGATGTTGGTTGCCGTGGCGACATAAAACACCGCGCCGGCAAAAGCACCGAATACCACACCATAATCAGTTCCGGTTGCCAGACCGAATACACTGGCCCCCATTAATCCACCAGCCAACACTGTCGCACTGGATACCGGTTCGGACATTCATCCCCCTCTGGTTGTGTGGGTCCTCTCAGTTATGAGGGGAAATAAAAAAGGCTGCCTGATGGCAGCCCTGATAAGGTTTAAGTCATTTAAACTGGTGGCTGTAACGGCCCAGACAGTACTTCTGCTTCACCGTTATGGCAGATATCATCGCCTCTTGTCAGATGCCAGACACCGACAATCAGCTGTCCTGATTCCAGATCGTCAACTGTGTCATTCGTATAGTATGCCACCTGAACAACACCGTTATGCTGAATCCAGTAATACCCTTCGTTCATTCACTCCCCCCTGATACTATGTAGATAGTATAGAACAGTGCTAATTATGAAATGGTGCAAGAAACCACAACTTAAACTTTGCTATATGCTAGATAAGTAATCACTTCACCAGTTTATTTGATGGCATTGCGTGGGTTCGATGTGGAACAAAAAAAAGATCCTGTACCAAGAAAACGAAGAAGCTCCCTTATAAGAGAGCTTCTAATGAAAAAAATCAAGTGCAAGCACTATCCATTCACAATATAGGATATTTAGAATTTATTTCCTGAACCATCCATATTTAAATTTTTTATACAGACATTATAAAACAAACGTCCAAATTTTGTAAGCGATATAAACCAATAATCATATCCTTTTACGCTATCAATAAAATCTTTTTCTAAAAGATAATCTGGACCGTGTACATACTCAACAAAACCTAACGAGTTTAGATGTTCCAAATACGTAAAGAAATAATCAGGAACATTTAAAATATCAGGATTAAAAACAGATTCTTCGATAGGCTTGCCATCCATTAAAATTCCAGACCACGGAAGGAGGACATGCTCAATTTCTTTATGAGTTGGTGCTACCCAAGAATCAGTTCTTTTCAAATAGATTGACCGTTCGCGCAGTGCTAAACAATCGATGAATAATGCTTCATCGCCTGATATCTGGCTTATTAAATTCACAAAGGCGGGATGGACAGAATTAATATTACTTTTGCTAATACATGAAGAGAGCAACTCAATATACATTTCAGAAATAGCATCATCTTCAGGCATAGACATTAACTTTTCAGCTATTTGATATACAGCATTTGCAGGCGGTGGAGTCAATTCACTCTCTGGAACCTTATGAAACGATTTTTGTATTCTTACCAATAGCTGTTCGTATTTTGCTGCACCATATACAAACGGTAAGCTTAATAAGCATACTGTTTGCGCGACTCTCTCCCCTGCAGCTCCAAACTGACGCAAGGCAGGTTGGAACAAATCTTCATAGATTTTTACGACCGTTTCAGAAGGTATCTGAGGCAACATACTCTCATCTCACTCAATAGTAATCAGAACCAATAACTTACCATGCATTAGTCGATTCATGAGACAGAAAAACCCGCTCATTGGCGGGTTTATAAAGCTATGGCAACATATCAAACATGCTTCAAATATGGCTTATTTTGTTGCATTTTGCAAGCGCATTTGAAGGAGATAGTGAAAATTACTTCACATTTCTGCCACTTTGAGGGCTTCTTCTTCCTCATAGTATTCAAGAGCCATGGCCAACGCAGATTCATCAAGCTGGGTAAAAGCGGCCTTTAACCCAGCCCAGTGCCCTGAATAGACACGCAACCATGTTGAACGGTCAACGCTAACCATGCGGGCCAACGCTGCACCAGCATAGTCTTTATAGGTTTCATTATTTCTGGTTGCGGCAATTTCCTGCCCTGCCAGCCATACCAGGCCTATCAGTTTCTTTACTACGCGCTCCTGAAGCGAGTTTTCACCCAGGCATTTCTGATAAGTTTTCCAGACGTATTCACACATCATCACCTGGTGCTTATAACTAAGGTCAAAACCGTAGCAGTACCGCAACCAGGCCTGCTGGTATCCACTAAGCGCGGACACTGCCCTACGCCACGGCGCGGACTCAAATTCCGCATCTTTTATCGGCGGCATTGGCCTGCGGCGGCTGCGTGTTTCCAGCACATACAGTGGCGCGGAAAGCGAGTTAACAAAGCGTGGCCCCTTCTCTCCTTCGAGTTCGACGAGATGAATTCCACGGCGCGGGGTGGCATTTTTATCTGCTGGTGGGTGTTCACTGAAAGCCTCAAGCTGCCCTTTTGTTCCCCCAGAGAGGTCAGGTAGCGCGCGGCGCAATTCTATTCTGACAAAATTCAGGTCTTGTTGATTCATGCTTCTTTGCGCTCCATACACTTAAGCTTTCGCAATTACGCCTATCGCCAGCGCCCGATCCATAAAACGCAGTAGCAGCTCAAGCTGCGTACCATGCTTCTGTTCGAATGCCGGTACATCGGCGTGTAACTCGTCGTGGCACTCTCTGCACAGAGGGATCACGAAGAGATCATGGGCTTTTGTTGCTGTCCCCCCCATACCGTGCCCTACGATATGGTGCGGATCATCTGCTGGCCGTCGGCAACACTCACAGAGTTGTGTTTTAACCCAGCGGGTGTACGTCTCATTTATCCAGCGGCGACGTTTTGGCCTGAGCATAAAAGACTCTGGCGACTCCGGATCAACCCTGAGCGCCAGCACCTTTTTCGCCTTATCCTGTACAATGCTGGTGGCCGGCACCGAGGGAACAATTTCACTTTCACGGGTAGCTGACTGGACAATTGCCTTCGGCATCCTTAATGCTTTTCTCGCTGCGCTCTCCGGTAAAACGTCTGCCAGGTCATTGCGTACCATCCACCAGCACAGTTCCGGGAGAGTGACTGCGTGCATATCGTCAAAACCCAGATCACGACAAACAACCGATAAAACCCATTTTGTCGTGTTCTCCATAGCTATTGATTCCAGCCGTTCCGTAAACTGTTCGCGCAGCAGGTTATCGCAGTGCCAGCACAGTCGGATTGCCCCCGGAGCGTGGCGCATGGTTGTCATCTGTTCGCTGTGCCAGTCTGAATGCGGCCACTGACAGCCATTCCCCCGGAGTAGCCAGCTTTCCAGACTATCCAGACCACCAGCACGATAAATAACCGACTCATTACGGAACACATCACGAACAGCAGGGTCATCCGCCAGCGGCTGTGATACCGCCGGGACCGCGCCGCTGGCGAAAGATGAAAATTGCTCCGGCTCTGGTTCAAGCAAAACACGCCCCTGCATAAACAGGGGCATCAGTTCCGATCCCGGCCTGAACAATACAACGCCCATACGAGGAGCAATTTCAGGGGTCAGTAACGCTCTCACGATCACCTCAATGAACGGTATCGAGCAGCTTCAGCAGCTCAGGGAATTTGGACTCGAAGAAATGCGGCTGCGTCTCGCGAGGGTTAGCCGGGCTGGTGATGTTTTTGCCGAACATGCATCCCTTCGCCGTCAGCGACCAGAATTTTTTAATGCCGTTAATCGCGGAACGACTGTAACGCTCACGATGTTCAACAACCCCCAGCTTCGCTAACTGCTGATACGCCTGATTAGCCGTCATCCGGATACCATGCTGTTTTAACAGCGCGCTCAGTGCCAGCGTCGGGCGGCTTGAACCATCCGGCGCGCCAGCCGGAGCATCAATGGCATATTGTGGCGCCAGGTTAGGTAGTCCCACTGCCTCCTGGAGTTTCTGGCACGCGCCCAGTACCGATGAATTGGACAGGTTTAACTCTTTGCGCATAAAACCCAGCAGAATCACCCCCGCCTGCATCTTATCGGCAGCCATACCAGAAGATGTTTGTGGCGCACTGGTAATCCGATCGAACGTGCGGATCACCTTAAGATGGAAAGACGGGCTGATCCACATTGCATAAGCAAACACCAGTTCTTTGCATACGTATGTACCTTGTTCAGCACCACCGCGAACAGTATTTACTGGAGCACGTACCAAACTTCGGGTATCACTACCGCCCTGAAAAAAGCTAACTGATTGATTTTGTTCCGAGGGTGGAAATCCGCCCTCGGTGAAAAGTTGCTCAATCAGCTCACGGGTTTGCTTATTATCAAGCCAGTATTTCGGACGATATTTCTGATCTCCACCAGCAGCACGGTGCAAATCGTTAAGACAATAGCGCCCATGAACGTCGCGGCGAACTTCGATACCATCAATGACCATTAAATTATTCATGCTTCTTTCTCCATTTTCAGGCGGCTGCACCCGCCCCTGTTTCAAATTTCGTGATCGTGATTTCTACCTTCCCCTTCGGGAAAACAGGTCCCCACTCCACCAGCATTCTCTTTACCTGATTGTCGTCCTCCCAGACTCCGGCGTGGGTCAGTGCGTCGAACAGCGCTTTGTTGTAATTGTCCAAATCCCTGATCCGCTTATCTGGCGGATACAGGATGATTTCTACCGCTGCATGGGTTGATGTCGGTTTCGGCAGTCGGCGAAGTTGCTCAATGATGGCGGCACACGTTGCGCTCCGAAATTTGCGTCCCGCCACACTTATCAGGCTCTTTCCGGCAAACGGCCCTTTGTTGGGATGACGCCAGTAAGTGTTCACGCTCGGCGGAAATGGAAGGGTCAGCTTCATACCGCCACCTTCCCGACCAGGCGTTTCGCTTCGCGGTGGATCTGCGCCAGAAACGCTTCGCCACCAGCTTCAAGCTCATCACGCCCGATATAGCTGATCGCTGGCCCTTTCCAGGTTTTATCGAATACAGCGATCGCCCCCGCAAAGAAAGCGCCGGTAGGCACCTGTTTTTCATCTTTCGGGATAAACCATGCCGGCAGTTCGAAACCAATTCGGCCACGAATAAACGCGATATGGTCTGCATCTTCCGGCCACCATACTTCGTTGGTGGCAGCTTTGATCAGGAAAACATAGCGCCCGCCCTTATCCCGCATAGCGCTGGTATGCCTCATGATGTATCGCATACCTGTGATGTATTGCCCTTCATGCTGGCTGGCGCGACTGTAAGGAGGATTACCAAAAGCGGCCCCGTTGAGTTCAGCCAGACGATCCGCCCAGTCATGCGCCAGCGCGTTATCTTCCGCAGTGTAATAGTCCTCACATTTGGCGTTTTCATCGTCCGAGAAAAGATCGAGAACAAACGGACCAAACATGGCATTTATGCCCCAGTAAATGTTGTCCGGCGTGCGCCACTGATCGCCGACTTCTTTCAGTTCGTGTGCTGATTTGTTGCGCAGTTCTGCCAGCGCCTGGCAATATTTATTGCTCATTAAGACCCCACATAATTCCCTGACAGATACCACTCACTACCTGATGCAACATACTTTCTGCTCTTCCGCAAACACCGTTCACGGCGCGCCAGAAAGGCGCTACGTTCCGACGGGATATGACTCTCCCGGAATGCCTCCATCCATACCGTAGCTGCACGACGGAACAACCCTCCAGACTCCAGTGTTTCTGCCTGACGTATCAGATGCATAATCACCTGCGGGTCGTTGGTTCCGACATAACAGCTCCGCACAGGTTTAGTCCCGATATCTGGCTCCTGATCCGGCGGTATGTCTGTCTCAAGAGCAAAATGCCTGCGAGTTTTACCTTCAAAGCGATGAGCAACACGCCCGCACTGGCGTAACTTACTTGTCGACTGCAGGACGCTTTTACGCGGGAAATCTGCAAAAGCATTCGCTATATCGCTGGAAGTACATCCCGGATGGGATTCAATGAATTTCTGAACGTCTCCCATAAGACTCATATCACCCCCTGAACCCTGTCGGGATCTGGCTGTAATCCACATTCCCGTAGCTGGATTTGAACATGGGATCTTCACGGTTTTCGAAACGTCCGCCGATGGGTGCGGACAAACGCAGTGACAATTCATCCCACTTTTCCCGGAGCTTTGAGGGGCTGAGAATGTTACGGCACCAGAACGGATCACGGCTGACCCGGCTGTACATTTCGCAGATCTGTTTGTGGGTACGCCCGTCCTGAGCACACATCAGGCGAATTTCATTTGCCCAGACGGTCCAGTTAGGTTCCTTCGGACGAACCAGCTCGCCGTCACTCTCCGCGGCCTGTTCGTACAGGGCGATGATTTTTTTCCAGATCCACTGAGCACAGGTCAAATCGTCCTGCGTTCCCCACTGACGCTTTTTAGGGCTCAACACAGCGGCATCCGGATGACGGGTTAAAAACTCCTGGTCTGTCATCTGCTGGTCCGGTTGCGAAGCGTCCGGACAAGAAGGGGTTTTATTAACTTGTGGATCTTGTTTTGATTTTACTGACGGATCCCCGCCAGATTCTGACGGGTCAAAACCGCCGTTTTTGCCAGATTTCGACGGGTCAGATTTTGATGGGTCAGATTTTGATGCGTCAGATTCTGATGGGTCAGATTTTGACTGGTCAGGATCTGACAGGTGAGCAAATGCAGCCGCCTGCAGCTTTGCCACATTTAGCTGATAAACATTGGAGGCATTACGGTTTCCCTGACGTCTGGCTTTACGTGATAACCAGCCGTCAGCTTCCAGTTTTGCTATCGCCGTTCTGACTGTACTTACCCCGGCCCCAAGCTGACGAGAAATTGTCTCAATGGATGGCCAGCAGACCCCTTCGTCATTGCTGAAATCAGCCAGGCGAGCCATGATAGCCACACTGGATAATTTCATTCCCGAAGCTGCACAGGCATCCCATACATAGCCTGTTAATTTAGTGCTCATGCAGCACCTCCGAGATGCTTCATGTTTTTGCCGGAACGAAAGGCAATAAGCGGCATGTTGACGCGGTAATTACGCCCAAGAGGCTCACAGACAACCTTCTGACATTCGCGATCGACCAGGCTAATACGCAGAACGTACCCTTCTGGTGTGCTGTACCACTGTCCTGGACGAGGGCAATGAAAACGTTGGCTGGTGAACCGTTTAAAAATATTCCGGATCATTTGCGCCCCCTTACCTCTGAACGGTTCAGTGTCATATTGATAAGGCTCGCAAGCGCCGCAGCGTCATTGATGCGATCGTGCAGGCTGACAGCCAGCGGAGATTCCGCTTTTTCCAGCATGGGATAAAGCTGCTGTAACCAGACCTGATGAATGGATGAAATGTAGGAATAGAGAACGCTGGCATTATGTGCTGCATCGCTCAGCACCGACGGCTTTGAAAGCTGTTTCTCCATCTGGTTAAAGGCATTGATGTATGCCTCTTTGAATTGGGCGGCGCGTTTGCCCGTAAAGCCCATAGCAAGGAAAGCAAAGCCGTCGCGGGTTATTTGATAGCATGGGAGTTTGCGGGTACCGCCGTTGGGCTGATTTATTGAAATCGATGTAAACGCAAAATTGCGTTGACGAAATAGAGTGGAACATTCGAGAGATTCTATTTTACGGATAACATCAGCGTGACGCTTGATGAAGTAGTCGGCAACAGCCAGGGAGGAAGTAACGGCTTGGCCGTTAATAATTCTAATTTCAGGTTGAGCGAGGGTTGGGAGAGTAGTCATGGTGACAGCCCCTATGTTGAATTCAAAGAACTCACCACATGGGACGCCAATCACAGAGGTGGTGAGACGTACAGGGTTGGCGTAACCGGTCAACATAGAACCCGGCGCATCTTGCGATGCCCCTGCACGCCCCACCATAATTTGGGCGTAGCAATGCTCATGACACGAAAAAACCGCATGAGCGCGGTTATGCTCTATATTGAATTCCAGGACGCCAATCCCGGCACCCGCTTTATAAGGTGCCTGAACAGTGTAACGTCCCGGAATTGCAGAATCAATGTGTTCCTGGCGCTTCACACTCAACAAAATCACGCCTGAATTTCCACAAAGGGCTAAAACACTCATGCGGATAGCCCTTGCGCAGATAGATAACGCGCTCAGTTTCTGGTTCCCAGCGAATGACATGGACATAAAGTCCCCTTCCATCCCGAAACCAGCGGTTAAGTTCCTGCACGATTCATCCCCCACGGTCAGGCTGTGTTCCCTGTGGTTACGCACGACCAGACTATTTGGTAATCTGCATTCATGACGCAACGGCCGGTACTCATACATCCCCGGTTGTTGCGACAAACGGTTATTTACCGTTAAACTGTTCATGCGTTGGTTTTCTCCATAAAATTTGACGCCACGGCGCCCGGAGCTGCACACTCGCGGGCGTCACCCTTTTCTGGCGCGCAAAAAACTCTGTATACCAGTGTCGAATGCTGTTGCAGCTTTGCGATCGCCTGATACAACTCCTCATCAATCACGACTTTTTCATGTGGCTCAATAACGCCATCTTCGATAGCTACCCTGATTTGCTGGGAATAACTGGTGATCTGCTCAATCGCTTCCAGCAGGCGCTGATTAATATCTGCGTTATCCACTTCTTCCATATCTGCCAGCGGAACAAAAATGCCACCTGATGCCCTGGCTACTGAATGTGCCAGGTGATAGGTTCCTCCGGCACGTTGCAGTACCAGCGCCCACCCAATCGGGAAGATCTGATCACCACCAGTACGCAGGCGGTTAAACAGAGCATCTTTGGTGACATCCAGCCATTCCGCAGCTTCTTCATAACCGCCATGCAGACTGGAAATCGTCTTTTTAATCGCAGCCACCAGCCAGCGGGGCTGCTTTTCAACTTTCCATTCAGGTTCATGTCCCACGGATCTACTCCTTCTGCTGTGGTGGCGGTCAAATCGCCGAATCACTAAGCTGATATCTGTTTGGATACAAAATTTGCATCTCGCTAATTTCTCCGGCGTAAAATTGAGCCAGGCGCTCAGCAAGCTCTGTTGAAGGAGCCTGCTCGCATCTTTCAACCCGGCTTAATGTTGCAGGATCAACCTGAACCCCTTTAGCGACGTGCTGTAACGTATAACCATGCGATTTCCGCAATTTTCTCAATGGCGATTGCATAAAACCTCCTTCTTTTGCGTATGTCGCATGTTATTTCATACAGCAAACTTGCGCAAGTTGATTTGCACAATACGCAAAAAATTAATGTAATGAACGCATGAATATAGGAAACCGTGTCAGACAACTTCGCCGCGCGAAGAACATGAAAATTGCTGAGCTAGCAGAAGCCATCGGCGTGGATGCCGCAAACATCTCTCGTCTGGAGACTGGCAAGCAAAAGCAATTTACCGAACAAACACTTTCTAGGCTGGCTGACTGCTTAGGTGTTGATATAGCAGAACTCTTTACCTCAGACTCAAAAGGTAATACTGTATGTAAACACAGTGATATGAGGAAGGATTCAGCTAACGTGAAGGATTTGTTCCGTATCGAGATACTGGATGTCAGTGCAAGCGCCGGTAATGGACTCATTCAGGGCGGTGATGTTATCGATGTAATCCATGCTATCGAATATAACAAGGACAAAGCATTAGCTATGTTTGGCGGGCGCCCTGCCGCTGAGCTTAAAGTGATTAACGTGCGCGGTGACAGCATGGCGCCAACAATTGAACCGGGAGATCTTATTTTTGTCGATATAAGCATCAACCAGTTCGATGGTGATGGCATCTATGTCTTTGGCTTTGATGATAAAATATACGTAAAAAGGCTGCAGATGATCCCCGATAAATTATTGGTGATATCTGATAACACTAACTACAGGGAATGGAGTATTACCAAAGACAACGAGTGCAGGTTCGGCGTTTTTGGCAAGGTTCTGATAAGCCAGACGCAGTCACTCAAACGACACAATTAATAGAAAGCGTCGACAAGGCCACCTTCATGGTGGCTTTTTTTTCGACCTTAAATTGCATATATCGCAATTTTATACTTGCGCAATGTGCAATTTAAATGTAACTTGCATTCATAGAACAGCGAACAGGCAGGACGCCCACGAAGTAGCCGCCGGTGGCATATGAATGATCGGATGATTCGCTGACAGGTGTCTTCGGGAGGGGTTGCGGAACTGGATTGACCACCAGCAACAGATAACTCAGCCGACAACACGGAGCCGTTTAACCCACGGCGTCGGAGTGTAAATACCGTAGGGGTTGTACCGACTGGTCATCGGTGCCCCGCCCGAAGATACCTGTAGCCAGTGCAAGCGATATTCTGGCGGCCCGTTCCATTCCGTTAGTGGAAACCGCCAGCTTTTTCAGGAGAGCAACAGATAAGAGTTTTTTCCGCGTGGTAAAGCGCTTCTGTATGGGAGAGAGCTCTTATCGGTGTGGTGAATGCGGCTCAGCGCACGCGGGTAAGGTTGAAGCTGACAGTCGATCCTCTGTAGTTAAGCACCCGTCTGGCGTGCAACCTTCGCCAGATACCGGGAGGCACCCGGCACCACAACATTATTGCTGTGTGAAGTCTTGTCGGCGTCCGGCTCTTCCAACAACAGGAGGAAGGCGACAGTGTTCTGCCGTGACGCCGACCTTTTTACACAACAGAAAAGAGCATCTCCGCGCGACGGGCTCATTACCCAATCCACCCGGAAAGCTGTTACAGCAGGTGCTCTTTTCTGTTTTGTGGAGAAACCAACTGGCGGTGGCAACCGCCATCTTGAGGGGTTAACGATGAATGATGACCGCATGACCGTAGTGCCCGACTTTCTGGGCGAACTGGATGCCGGCGTGTTCATGAACAAAATCGCGGCAGCGCTGAATACTGTCGGATTAGGCGTTCTGAATAACGGCAATAAAGGCAAGGTAGTCCTCACCTTTGATTTTGAGCGCATGGGAAATTCAGTCGAAGAGAAGCGCGTCAAAATTAAACACAAGCTGCAGTACAGCACTCCGACGCAGCGCGGTAAAGCGTCAGAAGAGGACACAACAGAAACTCCAATGTGGGTTAACAAGGGCGGAAAGCTCACCATACTGCAGGAAGATCAGGGTCAACTGTTCAGTATTAAAGGCACTACTGACGGAAAGCTTAAAGCGGCTCAGTGAACCGCAGCTAACCAATTCACGGCCACCACTTCGATCATTAGTTAATAAGGAATTTTTATGTCTCAGTTAGACAGCGGCACTTTTCAGCAGGTAAAAGACCTGGTCCTTTCTGGCTATCACCTTAACGATATTCAGGGGCTGGCTTGCCCGACAGCATTATTGCCTGCCGGAACAGGTGTTGAAAGCCTCGAACGCTTTGCTCTGGAGCGTTTCCGCTTCCGCGGCGCCATGACTACCACCAGCATTGAAGACTTTGTTCGTTATTCAAAGGGCTATGCCAGCGCTACTGAAAAAGCACGCTGCTTTATCGACGCAGACCATATGACAGCTCGCTCAGTTTTCAATATTGGTACGCTGGATAACCCCGGTCATGCAGACAACGTTGCTTCTGTCACGCTTAAACAGACTGCACCATTCCGCTCCCTGCTACAGATCAACGGGGAACGCCTGAAACAAAAACAGATCGCCGAATGGCTGGAAGACTGGAGCGATTATCTCCTGGCGTTCGATGCTGACGGTAACACAATGCAGATTTCACAAGCCGCCCAGGCAGTTCGCCGCATTACGATCCAACAGGCAACCCAGCAGGATCATGAAGATGGCGATTTCAGTGGTAAGAAATCCCTTATGCAAAGCGTTGAGGCCAGCAGTAAAGATGTTATGCCGGTGGCTTTTGAGTTCAAATGTGTTCCTTATGAGGGGCTGGGTGAACGTGCGTTCAGCCTCCGCAACAGCCTGCTGACCGGTGATGAACCTCGATTTGTTCTGCGTATCGTACAACTGGAAGCGCAGGAAGAAGCGATCGCCAGTGAATTCCGCGACCTGCTGATCAGCAAATTCGACGGTGAATCAGTAGAAACGTTCATCGGTAACTTTAAAGCGTAATTGCTCTGCATTAAATCCCCGGCGCCGCGGGGATTTATTGAAGCGTAATTCCATTAATCATCGCCACCGGCGAGGGATTCGCATAACCAAAATTCACGCGGTGCAGCGCGAAATAAATTATAAGGAGAACCAACGATGAGTTTTATTCAGACACTTTCAGGTAAGCAATTTGATTATCTCAGCGCAACTATTGACGACATTGATATTGAAGATATCGCCGTGGCGCTTTCCAATATTTGCCGCTTCTCCGGACATCTTCCTGAATTTTATAGCGTGGCGCAGCATTCCGTACTGTGCAGCCAGATTGTATCACCGGAGTTTGCCTTTGAAGCCCTGATGCACGACGCAGCCGAAGCGTATTGCCAGGATATCCCTGCCCCATTAAAAGCGTTACTGCCTGATTATCGCGAGATTGAGAAACGTACCGATCAACTGATCCGCTTTAAGTTTGGCTTGCCACTGGAAGAAGCCAGCGTAGTGAAGTATGCAGATCTGACCATGCTGGCAACTGAACGCCGCGATCTGGATATTGATGACAGTATTCCCTGGGTAATACTGGAAGGTATCCCCCCGACAGATTTATTCGAAATCTACCCACTTCGCCCCGGTCAGGCTTTCGGCCTGTTTATGGAACGTTTTAAAGAGTTAACTGAGTTGTAAACATTAGCACAAACAAATTCCAGCTCTAACTTAAAAGAACACAAAAACAATTTATTAACATATGGATATGGGTTATATTATAATTTGAAAAATTATTGGAGAGCAACAATGAATCAAAATCCATTCTCATTTTATGACTTTCTTGGATATTTAATACCTGGTGGTTTTTTTATTCTGTTAATATATTTCTGTGGTTTAATATTCGATTTAGATATTCTTATTGACTTACGTGAACTACTCAGAGGTCAAAGTCAAATTTTTGGCATTTTAAACTACGCTTCAATAGTTATCATAACTTACATAGCTGGACATTTTATCTCTATCACGTCAGCATTTTTTATCGAAAAATACATGAATAAAAAATTAGGATATCCTTCAATATATCTGTTTAACAAACTGACAGACACTTCAGAAAAAGTCTGTTGCCCTTCATGTGATGAACTAAATGCTGATAAAAAAACAAAAATAAAGAACCGTATAATCAACTCAATATTATACCCTATAACACTATGGGATTATTTAACACAAAGACTATGTTATTCTCAATCCTTGCCATTTCATTTGGCTAATACAACATGGTTAATGATCAAAGAAGGTTATGAGAAAAAATTCATAACAAATAGTAAACTATTAAAAGATGAAGCGGGGCTTCATGACGATCTTTTCAGATTGGCATATCATTATGTTTATGAGTTTTCAAAACAGCATCAAACAAAAATTCAAAACTATGTCGCATTATATGGTTTTTGCAGAAATATATGCTTAGTATTTATAATTTCATTTTGGATATCGGTTCCAACATTTATTTATCGCTTTTTTACTGAAAGCAATTTCATTTATAGTTTACTTTCTATGACACTTAGCTTTTTATTCACCTATGTTTTCTATGTTGGATTTGTTAAGTTTTATAGACGATATACTTTAGAAGTATTAATGGCATTTGCAGTACTTCAAAGTAGAGAAACTATTAGTTAATAATGCTTTTCCCGTGTGCAGACGGGATAATGGAGAAACATATGCTGAACCTCGATTGTGTTCCTATCTCAACTTATTGCAAAGAAACTGGCGAAACTCCTGAAGCAATAAACAAACGTGTACAACGCGGTGTTTGGCGTGAGGGCATTCAGGTTTTAAAGGTTGAAGGCGTTAAGGAGAGGTGGATTGATCTTAGTGAGGTTGCAAAATGGGCCAGACAAAACTGCTCAAACTACCGCGCGGCGTAACAATCAGGAAACACCGCCAGGGCGAAACGATCAATATAACTTTCACCTACAAAGGAGTTAAATGTCGTGAGCCTCTTTCCAATCTGGAAGTAACACCAAAGAACATTAAATACGCCGAGCGTACACTCGGCGAAATTCATAATAAGATCGAAAGGGGAACATTCATTTATGCGGAATATTTTCCCCATTCTGCTCGTTTGAAAATTTTTGGTAATGCTGCCGCAGGCAAAACGGTAAAAATGTACCTGGACGAATACCTTGAAATCTGCGAAACGAGAAAACTTTCACCATCCACGGTTGGTGGTTATAAAAAATGCCGTAGTGCGTTAGCCTCGCTTCACATTTGCCCTGCAAGTGAATTAACACCAGCAACCCTGAAAGCGTGGATTCAAAGCCAGAAAACGACCTTAAAAACTATTCGCAACCAGCTATCTTTCATGCGGTCAGCACTTGATGAAGCCGTGACTGATGGTGTACTTCAAATTAACCCCGTATCGTTAGTAACTGCTTCACGCTACCAAAGTGATAAGTCAGAAGCAGAAAGCAGCTACGTGGTTGATCCACTATTACCAGCAGAAGTTGATGCATTACTAGCAGCCGCCGGAAACAAACAATGGGAAAATCTGTTCCGGTTCGCCATACATACAGGCCTGCGTAGTTCTGAATTATGTGCCCTTAGATGGCGTGATATCGACTTTGTTGAAAAAACTGCCCATGTTCAGATCGCAAGTGTTGTCGGCGTTATCAAAGGGACAAAGACAAAATCAGGTACCCGTAAAGTTGAACTGACAGACGAGGCAATGTTGGCTCTGATAAATCAGAAACCTTTCACCTTCATGAAGGACGCTACTGTCTTTGAAGATCCAAAGACCAATAAGCCTTGGGCAAGTGCTGATGCAATCAGGAAAAAAGCATGGGTGCCAACATTGCGAAAAGCAGGTATTCGGTACAGAAACCCATATCAAACCAGGCATACATTCGCCACAAGCCATATCAGTCGGGGAACAAACTTGTTCTGGCTTGCGACTCAAATGGGACATAAAGGCCCAGATATGCTTTTCCGTCACTACGGCTCATATCTGAAGGAATATGATGGACAAACAAGCCTGAAGAAGATAAAAATATAATCCATGTCTGAATTATTGGCCGCAATTTGTGGCCATTTCATGGAACAAGGTACAAACATGGCAAATCCAATAACTAAACTAAAAAAAATAAACGTTGTAAAATTTCGCGGACTAAAAAATATAAATATAGAATTTGGTTCGCGTCTAACTGTTATTTGTGGTAAAAACGGCACATCTAAATCAACAATTCTTGGTATTATCGCCCAAATTTTTAGTTTTACAAAAGATCTGTCTAAGAACCCCGAGGTTGATTTAACACAATTTAAGACATTAACTAATGGCACCTTCAAGTCAGCTTTCAGTGAACATTTCAGACTTTCAGAACAATTTGATACTGCCGGTTCAATGGAAGTTAGGATTAGTGTTTATGATGGCGCATCTAACAAACATCTTGAAAAGCTAACATTGGGTCTATACAGCTCCAGTGACAGGGATAAATCAAGGCCGATAGTCAGGGGCAATGATTCCATACCGGGGAAAAACCAAAGTAGAAACGTCACCCATCCAGTTATTTTTCTAAGCTTAGCCAGACTTCTCCCTATTACTCTCCGGACTGATTATTCAACAAGGGATGTTCAGTATATCAATGAAAACTCAGATGATATAAGAATAATGAGCAATCAACTCTTACTTAAGAATGATGGGTGCTCAGTAACAGCCACGAAAGGGACGATCGATTCAATGGTCGTACATGGCGATAATTATGACCACCAATCAGTTTCTGTTGGTGAGGATAATGCAGGGCAATTAATTCAAGCAATATTTTCATTTAAAAGGCTAAAAGAACTTTATGCCGATTATCATGGAGGTATTCTATTAATTGATGAAGCGGACGCAGGTCTTTTCCCTGCTGCTCAGTTAGAATTAATTAACATTCTAGCTAAAGCAGCTAAAAAATATGACTTGCAAATAATCATGACTTCTCACTCACCATTAATAATTGAAGATATTTTCAATCGTTCCAAACAAGATGCCACCGGATTTAAAACAATATATCTAACAGATACTTATGGTGATATTAAAACAAAAGACAATCTATCATGGGCCGATATCAATGCTGATTTGCATGTTGAAACTGTAAAAATAAATGATGAGATCAGCCTTCCAAAAGCCAACGTATATTTTGAAGATAAAGAAGGTTTCGATTTTTTCAAACAATTGATAATTGATAGAAGAATAAACAGAATATTGAACCCATTAGGGAATATAAATATTAGCTGTACTGCCATCCTAGATTTAATTGCTAGAAAAATCCCTGAATTTACTATTAAAAGCCTAGTTGTCTTAGACGGTGATGTTGCTCTCGATAACAGTGACAATGCTAAAAAAGCGAAAAAAGAGAGAAGTTTATGCTTACTTCCAAGCATTCTTCCCCCGGATCAAATGATTTTTGAATTCTTATATAACTTACCTCCAGATGATACATATTGGAACAATAAAAATAGGTTTACAAAAGCAGTATTTATGAAAATAACAAAAGACATAATTACAACGCTAAAAATAGGTAACCATCCTATTGATTTACAACATTCTATAGAGAACTATAAAAAATCAAACAAAAACTATGGCGGCGTAGTTAGAAAACTATTTAAAGATTTTGCCCATACGCCTGAGTTCCTAGCACAAGTAAAAGGGCGAGTTAAAGATAATCCCTATAGATATTGGGTCGAGAAACACCCCGTGGAATCCGATAATTTCAAGCATCAATTAATCAAAAATCTTAAAATTATTATGACAAATGGACATGGCGTTGACTCTGCTACTATCACTTCCTATCTGTCTGGCAACTAATTGATTGAAAAGGGCTTTATATGATGGCCATAAAGCCCTTTTTTTGATATACTTTAGACCTGACATTTAGAGGTATCATATGCGTTTTAACACCCCACTTCGTTATCCTGGCGGCAAAGGCAAGCTTTCAAATTTCATGCTTCGGATTATTGAAGATAATAAGCTTTCGCCTATACATTATGCAGAGCCGTATGCTGGGGGGGCTGGTTTAGCGCTGAAGCTTTTACACTTAAATGTAGCTGAAAAAATCATTCTTAATGATATTAATATCTCTGTTTATGCTTTTTGGCACAGTGTATTAAATAACGCAGATCATCTATGTGCTTTAATTGAAGAAACTGAAGTCACAATGGATGAGTGGTTCAAACAGAAAGAAATAATTAATAATCCAAAAGACCATGATACGCTAGCAATTGGTTTTTCTACCTTTTTTCTTAATAGAACAAATCGTTCTGGAATATTAAAAGGCGGTGTGATTGGTGGTAAAAATCAAGAGGGGCAATGGAAACTTGATGCTCGCTATAACAAGAACGATTTAATTTCTCGGATTCAGAAAATATCAAAAAACCGTGAAAGAATAGATTTGTATAACATGGATGCAATTGATTTCATAAAAAAGATAGTTGTTCAATTGCCTAAGAAATCATTAACATATTTAGATCCGCCATATTACATAAAAGGTAAGGGATTATATATCAATCATTATGAACATAGTGACCATGTTAATGTTGCAAAAGTAGTGCAGAATGATATTAAAACACCATGGATTGTTTCTTACGATAACACTCCTGAGATCCAAAGTATGTATAAGGCATCATCATTAGTGTATGGAATAAACTACAGTGCTCAAGATCGATATAAGGGCTCAGAAGTGATGTTCTTCAGTAAACGATTGAAGGTCTTTAAAACCGATAATCCAACTAAGGTAAAAGCACCTATCATTAAAAATGCTATGAGCTAGACGACTACCCCCGGACAGAAAAAGCGCCGTAAAAGAGCCGCAGTAAAGTCACTTTTTAATAAATTATTTATAATCAATGAGATAATAAATTTCGGACGCGGGTTCAACTCCCGCCAGCTCCACCAAATCATGATCCGGATACGTCCGGTGAAGTACAGAAAGCCCGCATGACACAAGCCCTGCGGGCTTTTTTACATCTATTGCCGCCTGGTGAGGATTGCTGAGAGCCTCACGGGCATTGACGTCAAATGACGCAATGGGTGACAGGGCAAAACGCCAAAAGTCTCACCAATAACTCCCGAAAGAATTGGAATACGAGAGTCAAAGAAAATAGAACACTCACTGAGAGTCCTGCCTGGCTGGGGCAAAGCTCGCAGTCAGACTGTCGAGCATAAAGATAAGCAGTTGCCCGTGAGACGCCAGGATGTTGGGCTACGGTATCCATAGATTTACGAAGATTCAGCAGACCTTCTTTGCGAAGCTTAATGATCAATTCTTTTCTGTCAGCTGCTTTAAGCGTCCTGGCCGTAGTGGCACGAGCAGCGGCGAAACTATCTATGCGCTGTCGAATGGTCTCTGTTCCTCCAGGAGCAATATTTTTTCACGGAATTTTTTATTACCGTAGGCGTTATTCAGCGTAGTCCGAAGACGTGATCCTGCTCACCCAGTCAAACATAACTTGCATATGATTGCCATTGGATGTCCTCACACCAACCTGACACGCATTTACGCCTGTCGTTTTGCCAGTCAAAACCTGTCCATACTTCATATAGATTTTGATACCGACTCCCTGTTTATAGCACTTATTGCAAATCGAGAAATAATCTCTTCTTGATGGAGTATATTGCTGAAGATTAAATTCGTTAGCTGGCACCAGCGAAAGATTAAAAGCGTCATTACCTGATAACTCTTCAAGAATTGCCAGAGACTCTAATTTAACTTCAATGCGCTTATTTCCTTTAGGTTTATCCGAAGCCAGAATCAAATTTTCCCTCGGATTAAACTTCGCAATGTAGCCTGTGATTATCCGGGCATTATTACTCACCAATCGAACAGGGATATCATTAAAACGTAGAAATTGAACTCGACGAGCAAGCATAGAATAATCCCGCGGCCATATTTCAGCCTCTCGCCCGTAGGAAATATCATTTACAGCCATACATTCCATAAAGATATATTCATCTATGCTGAATGAAAAAGCCCCGAATTCACGGGGCTGAATAAAACGAAATAAATTAACGTAACAGAGACAGCACGTTCTGCGGGACCTGGTTAGCCTGTGCCAGAACGGAAGTACCGGCCTGCTGCAGGATCTGCGCGCGAGACATGTTGGAAACTTCGGTCGCATAGTCGGAATCTTCGATACGGCTACGCGCTTCAGACAGGTTGTTTACGGTATTGCCCAGGTTGGTGATAGCGGAGTTGAAACGGTTTTGTACCGCACCCAGATCAGAGCGCAGCGCATCCACCTGCGCCAGCGCGGCATCAATTTTCTGCAGCGGGTTTTCGGTGGTTTTAGCGGCTGCTTCAGCCAGCTCTGGTTGTGCTTTGAAATCATGACCAGCGGCTTTGCTGGCATTGTAGGTTTTACCGTCGATAGTAACGACTTCGGTTTTACCATCTACGCCACCCAGTTGGTTAGCCGCTGTTTTGGTAGTGCCGTCAGCAGCAGTATAACTTGTGGTTTTAGCTTTAATTGCTCCTGTCGCTTCATCGTAATCTGCAGCGTAATACTTATCGCCAGCTTTAAGCGCATAACCGCCTTCAATTGTCTTACCATTTTTATCGGTATAAGACATTTTGACCAATGTCGCGGCATTTGCATCCGCAGATGAAACGCCCCCATCTTGTAAGGCTTTTTTCGTGGCAGCATCTGCTGCTACAGGAGCATTAACCTGTACCTTAGTAACAGCGGTATCACCTGTAACAGTAGATTTAGTTGGAGTAGCACCGAATGATACAGCCCCTGTAGCACTATCAACGGTAACTTCATATTTACCATTTTTGGCAGTATCCCCCGCATCGGTATAACCACTTACAGTGGCATAATATTTACCATCCTTAAAGGATACGGCGGCAGTCAATGTATCGCCAGTTACTGTCGGGTTGCCTAATGCAGCTTTAATATCAGTTGCAGTTGGTGCCGTAAGCGCCTGAGTACCATCACTATAGGTAGAGCTGATAACGTCTGTCGCAGAAACATCATACGCTTTCTGCACGTTCAGTGAATCCAGACCCAGGGTCTGCGAGTTGATCTGCTTCAGATCGATATCGATGGTTTCACCGTCGTTGGCACCAACCTGGATGGTCAGGGTGTTGTCCTGCGCCAGGACTTTCACGCCGTTGAACTGAGTCTGGCCGGATACACGGTCGATTTCGTTCAGGCGCTGGGTGATTTCAGCCTGGATGGAGTCGAGGTCAGACTGGGAGTTGGTGCTGTTAGCAGACTGAACCGCCAGTTCACGCACACGCTGCAGGTTGTTGTTGATTTCGTTCAGCGCGCCTTCAGTGGTCTGCGCAATGGAGATACCGTCGTTAGCGTTACGGGAAGCCTGAGTCAGACCTTTAATGTTCGCGGTAAAACGGTTAGCAATTGCCTGTCCTGCCGCATCGTCTTTCGCGCTGTTGATACGCAGACCGGAAGACAGACGCTCGATAGCGGTGCCCAGAGCGGACTGGGATTTGTTCAGGTTATTCTGGGTCAGCAGCGACAGACTGTTAGTGTTGATTACTTGTGCCATAAAATTTTCCTTTTGGAAGGTTTTTGATAAAGCAATCCTCCATGAGAAAAGCGACTAAAATTCTTCTTTATCTGATGTAAAGGAGAAAATCATGGCTACTATTGGGTATATTCGGGTGTCAACAATTGACCAAAATATCGATTTACAGCGTAATGCGCTTACTAGTGCAAATTGTGACCGCATTTTTGAGGACCGTATCAGTGGCAAGATTGCAAACCGCCCCGGCCTGAAACGAGCGTTAAAGTATGTAAATAAAGGCGATACTCTTGTCGTCTGGAAATTAGACAGACTGGGCCGCAGCGTGAAAAACCTGGTGGCGTTAATATCAGAATTACATGAACGTGGAGCTCACTTCCATTCTTTAACCGATAGTATTGATACCAGTAGCGCGATGGGGCGATTCTTTTTTCATGTAATGTCAGCACTGGCCGAGATGGAGCGAGAATTAATTGTCGAGCGAACCCTTGCCGGACTGGCTGCCGCCAGAGCGCAAGGACGACTGGGAGGGCGCCCTCGGGCGATCAATAGACATGAACAGGAACAGATTAGCCGGCTATTAGAGAAAGGCCATCCTCGGCAGCAATTAGCTATTATTTTTGGTATTGGCGTATCCACCTTATACAGATACTTTCCGGCAAATCGTATAAAAAAACGAATGAATTAA